AACAGATGACAAAGACTTAATCAATACAAAAGCTACTTCAAGACAAGGTGACTATGTTGTAATTGCATCATTAGATGGAACTACTGCATGGCAAGTTACTGAAGTCAGAGGAACTTTTGCTAAAGAAGCATAATAAATAATTAGTGTGGGGCTTCGGCCCCACATAAATTTAACGGAGAAAAATTATGGCAGGCGGCGGATCATTTATAAGCGATCAAAAGTTTACAACACTAACAGCAGATGGTAGATTTAAAACTATTACTGGTGGAAGTACAAATTTAGGACCGTGTAGAGTTACTTATATTCAAGCTCATAGTGGAACTAATTGTTTAGTAAAACTACATGATGGAACAGACGGAACAGGTTCTTTAGAGTTTCAAGCTAAATTTAGTGATGAAGGGTTAGATATAATGATACCTGGTTCTGGTATAAGGTTTAAAAATGGAGTCTATTTAGATTTAACTACTACAGACTCAGTAACAATAGGATATACAGGTTAATGAAATCAGACGTAAAAGCAGTTAGAAAAACAGGGACAGGTTCTGTATTCGCAGGAAGAACTAGACTAAGAGGAATTATTTTAGCATCAACAGGTTCTGCAGGTTCAGTTACATTACAAGATGGAAACTCAGTAACGCAGTTTCAAGTGGATGTACCGGCAGGTGATGTATTTTCTTACAATCTAGCAGAAGACGGAATTTTATTTGAAGGTGGGATGACTATTTCAGCAATTTCAAATGCAACGGTAACTGTTATTCTAGATAAATAGGAGAGTAAATGGCCAACACTACTTCGGGTACAACTACTTTTGATAAGACTTTTTCTGTCGATGAGGTAATTGAAGAAGCTTATGAAAGACTCGGTATGCAGAGTCTTTCTGGTTATCATTTAAAATCTGCAAGAAGATCTCTTAATATTTTATTTCAAGAATGGGCAAACAGAGGATTGCATTATTGGGAAGTTGCAAATAATAATATTACACTAGTTGCGGATCAAGCTGAATATACAATGTTTAGATCAACATCTGATGGTACTTCAAGTGCAACAGCTGTTTATGGTGTCGATGATGTACTAGAAGCATCTTACAGAAATTCTAATGTAGATACCCCACTTACAAAAGTAAACAGATCTCAGTATCAAGCATTATCAAATAAAACTTCTACCGGAACACCATCACAATACTTTGTTCAAAGATTTATAGACAAGGTTACAATTACTTTATTTTTAACACCTGGAGCTAGTGAAGCAGGTAAATTTTTAAATTATTATTATGTAAAAAGAATACAAGACGTAGGAGATTACACTAACGCAGCAGATGTCCCGTACAGATTTGTGCCATGCATGACTGCAGGTTTAGCATATTACCTTGCTATCAAAAATTCACCCGACAGAGTTCAAATGTTAAAAATGTTGTATGAAGATGAATTACAAAGAGCTTTACAAGAGGACGGCTCATCATCAAGTACTTATATTAGTCCTAAAGTTTATTATCCGGAGTCTTAATGTCAAATCTTTCTTCAGGTAAATACGCACAATTTATTTCTGACAGATCAGGATTAGCATTTCCATATTCTGAAATGGTAATAGAATGGAATGGTGCAAGAGTTCATATATCAGAGTTTGAACCAAAGCATCCACAGTTACAACCAAAACCACACAACGCAGATCCTCAAGGTTTATTAAATGCAAGACCTGCAAGAACAGAACCTGCTGTTGCGAGAATCTTAACTTTAAATCCTTTGTCTACTACAAGTGGGTCTCAAACTATATCCGTATTTGAAGACAATCACGGAAGATCTACAGGAGATGTTGTTAGATTTAGAGATGGTGAACCTGGTGCAGGTATAACTTCTGCAGACATTAATGTTTCTACAGGATTTACAATTACAGTTACAGATGATAATAACTATACATTTACAGCTTCTGGCACAGCAACTGGAACTGAAACAATAGGCGGAGGAAGTATATCGGCTGGTCCGGTTACATTATCACCATAATGACATACGCAGAATTAATACAAAAAATTAAAGATTACACAGAGGTTGACTCTAATGTTTTTACTTCTACTATTTTAAATGGGTTTATTGAAGATGCTGAGTATAGAATATTTAGAGAAGTAGATTCAGATAATAATAGAAGATATGCGACAGCTAATTTAATCGCCTCACAAAGATTTATCGACACTCCATCAGATTTATTGGTTATTAGATCAGCTCAAATTGTAGATTCTGATGGAACTGCTGCAGCCGATAATAGAGATTTTTTAGAATATAGAGATACTAGTTTCATGTCAGAGTTTAATCCAAAAGGAGCTACAGGAGTTCCAAAATACTACGGCATGTGGGACCAAGATACTATTGTAATAGCTCCAACACCAAATGCAACTTATCAAATTCAGTTGAACTATATCTTGAAAGACCCTGGTTTATCTGCTACAAATACCACAACATATATAAGCCAAAATTTTCCTAATGGTCTTTTGTATGCATGCCTAGTAGAGGCTTACGGATTTTTAAAAGGACCCGTTGACATGATTCAGTTATATGATAAAAAATACGCTGAGGCTGTCAAAGGTTTCTCAGTTGAACAAATGGGAAGACGGAGACAAGATGAATACCAAACAGGTGTTCCTCGAATAGAAAAAAATAGGAGATAAACTATGGCTATAACACAAGCGATTGCAAATGCTTTCAAAAAACAATTACTAGAAGGTGATGTAAACTTTAAATCATCTGGTGGTGATGTTTTTAAATTAGCTCTTTATACTTCTTCAGCAACTCTAAACTCAACAACTACTGCTTACAGTGCAACTAACGAAGTTAGTAACACTGGAACTTACTCAGCGGGTGGTGATCCATTAACAGGTCAAAGCACAAACATTGGAACCGGTTCAGGTAAAGGTGTTGCATTCGTTGACTTTGCAGATCTATCATTCACAGGTGTAACGTTGACAGCTAGAGGTGCATTAATCTACAATACATCTTCTGCAGTTACTAATGCAGCGGTTGCAGTTTTAGATTTTGGAGCAGATAAAACAGCTACATCAGGAACTTTTACAGTACAGTTTCCAGCAGCAACGACTTCAGCAGCTATATTAAGAATCTCTGGTTAATAAGGAGTTTTAAATGGCGTTAGTCGTAAATGACAGGGTAAGAGAAACCTCTACTACTACCGGTACGGGTACTATTTCTTTAGCAGGAGCAGTAACGGGTTTTGAAACTTTTGTTGCAGGAATTGGAAATAGTAATACAACTTATTATGCTATTTCTAATCAAGCGAATGGAGAGTTTGAAGTAGGCCTTGGTACAGTAACTGATGCATCGCCAGATACTCTTGCAAGAACTACAATTATTTCATCATCAAATAGTGATTCAGCAGTAGACTTTTCTGCAGGAACTAAAGATGTTTTTTGCACCCTTCCTGCATCTAAAGCGGTCATACTAGATGCCAGTGGAAATATTGTTGCAAACAATGGTTCTGCTCTAACAGCTTTAAACGCAAGCAACATTTCAAGCGGAACTTTAAACAATGCTAGACTTCCAGACCCTATAAGCGATAAAACTATAAACGCATCTACACCTTTAACAATTAAAGGTGATGGATCTAGTGCAGATGGAAAATTAATTCTTAACTGTTCACAAAACAGTCACGGAGTAAAAATTAAGGCACCTCCTCATTCTGCAGGTGCAACTTGGGAATGGATACTACCTGTTAATGATGGGACTTCAGGACAAGTTTTAACTACTGATGGTAATGCATCAGCTCAGTTATCTTGGACTAGTCCAGAAGTTGGAGATATTACAGGTGTTACGGCAGGTACAAATTTAACAGGCGGTGGAACATCTGGCGATGTTACTATCAATTTAGCTGACGCTTCTACGTCTGCTAAAGGTGCTGCATCATTTAGTTCAGATAATTTTGCTGCTAGTTCTGGCGCAATAACAATTAAAGATTCAGGAGTAGCCACAGCAGAAATTCAAAACGATGCAGTGACTCAAGCTAAGATAGCGGATGATGCAGTAGGTGCAGATCAGCTTGCATCAGATGCTGTAGTAACTGCTTCTATTGTAGATGCAAATGTTACGACAGCCAAGATAGCAGATTCTAATGTGACGCTTGCCAAAATGGCAGCGAACAGTGTAGACAGCAATCAATACGTTGACGGTTCAATAGACACAGCACACATTGCAAATGATCAAATTACGAATGCTTTGATGGCAGATGATGCTATAGACACAGCCCAGATTGCTGACAATGCTGTTTCACTAGCCAAAATGGCATCAGGTACAGACGGTAATATTATTTCTTATGACGCTTCAGGAAATCCAGTTGCAATAGCAACAGGAAGTGCTGGACAAGTTTTAACTTCAGCAGGTGCAGGAGCACAACCATCTTTTCAAACCCCTACAGTTGGGGATATAACTGCTGTTACAGCAGGTTCTGGTTTAACAGGTGGAGGATCATCTGGTGATGTTACTTTAAACGTTGGAGCCGGAAACTTAATTGATATTCAAGCAGATCAAATAGATGTAGACCTATCAGAACTTACAACCTCTACTTCAGATGGAGATGGAGATTTTTTTGTTGTAGTTGATGCTTCTAATAATCAAAAAAAATTAACTAAAGGTAATATTAACAACTCAGGATTTAATAATGATGCTGGTTATACTACTAATACTGGTGACATTACAGGTGTTACAGCAGGATCTGGTTTAACAGGAGGTGGTTCATCTGGTGGTGTTACACTTAACGTTGGAGCTGGTACAGGTATCGATGTAGCAGCAGATGCAATCTCAGTTGATGTATCTGACTTCATGTCAAATGGTTCTAACAATAGAGTTCTAACTGCAACTGGTGCAGATGGAATGAACGGAGAAGCTAATTTAACTTTCGATGGTTCTGAATTAGATGTTTCTGGAACTTTAAAAGCTGATAAAGGATATGTTCCTGAAGCAACTTTATCAGATGGTTCAACTATTAACTGGAACATGTCAACACAATCCGTATGTAAAGTAACTTTAGCTGGTAATAGAACAATGGCTGCTCCATCAAATGGAAGTACAGGTCAATTTGCTTCTATTACAGTTATTCAAGATGGAACAGGATCAAGAACATTAACATGGAACGCTGCGTATGAATTTGCAGCCGATACAGCACCAACATTATCTACAACTGCTAATAAAGCAGATTTATTTGTATTTAGATATAATGGAAGTAAATGGTTAGAAGTAGGTAGAAATTTACTACTAACAGTAAGTTAGAGAGGAGCCTAGACTATGGCTTTTGCATTTAGTTCTTTTTCACAAGCACCTTTTGCTTCTCTTATGGGAAGTCAAACTGTAGCTGTAACCGGTCAAGCTCTTACTTTTAATGAAGGAACTGGTACTGCAATTTCAGATAATTCTACTACTGTAACAGGAATAGCAATGTCTGCTAACCTAGGTACGGTTAGTATATTTTCAGGTGTTATCGTACCTATAACAGGACTTCCTTTAAGTTCTAATTTAGGTTCTGTTACTGTTGTAGGTGATGCAGATGATATATCTGTAACTGGTCAAGCAATGACATCAGCTTTAGGCACTGCTCAAGTATCTATAGATGTTGCACCAGAAAATATAACTGGAATAGCAATGTCCGCTAATTTAGGTTCTGTTACTACAACAGTTGATATAAACGCATCTGTTACTGGTCAGGCAATGACTATGCAAGAAGGTAACGAGGGGGTCGTAATTGACGTAGATATCACTGCAACAGCTTTACCTATGACAGCTGCACTTGGTACAGCTACCTTAGACGCTAATACATTAGTAGATTTAACTGGTCAGGCAATGACTATGCAGGAAGGTACTGTAACAGCAACAGATTCATTAGCTGTATTAACAGGAATTGAGATGACTATGTCACTAGGCACTAATAATACTATAGTGTGGAGTGAAGTAAATACAGGAACAACTCCTACATGGACAGAAGTTGACACTGCTGCATAAATGAAATATTATAATACAATTTAAGGAACCTAAAATATGGCAAATGCAACTTCAGCTAATTTAAAATTAACTGTACAAGCTACCGGAGAGAACTCGGGAACTTGGGGACAGTTTACTAATACAAATTTACTTATTTTAGAACAAGCTATTGGTGGATATGATGCAGTTGGAATTACTTCAGGTGCTACCTTAACTTTTTCAAACGGTGTTTTATCAAACGGTAAAAATCAAGTTTTAAAACTAACAGGAACTATATCTGGTAATGTTAATGTAACCATACCGGATTCAATAGAAAAATCTTATATTATAGATAATGCGACTACAGGTGCCCATACGGTAACTTTTAAAACAAGTTCTGGAACAGGTGTTACTTGGGGATCAACAGATAAATCAACTAAGATAGTTTATTCTGATGGTACAAATGTTGTGGATACAGGATTAATTTCTAGTGTTTTATCAACAGATTTAGATACTAATTCTTTTAATATAAAATTTGACGATGCAACTGGAATTAAAGACGACTCAAGTAATGAACAATTAATTTTTCAAAAAACTAGTTCTGCGGTTAATTATTTTGAAATGACAAATGCCGCAACTGGAAACAGTCCGTCTATTTCAGCTACAGGAAGTGATACTAATGTTGGTATAGATATTAGTACAAAAGGAACAGGATTAATTAGATTACAAAATGCAGCCTATAATACTGAAGCTACTTTAACTGATGGAGCGACTATAAATTGGACTGTAAATACATCACCTGTTGCAAAAGTAACTTTAGGAGGCAATAGAACACTTGCAGCCCCAACAGGAGGAGCCACTGGACAATTTGTGTCTTTACTGGTAATACAGGATGGTACAGGCTCAAGAACATTAACTTTTAATGATATCTTTGAATTTACTGGGAACAGCGCGCCAACTTTAACAACAGCATCCAATAAAGGAGACTTGTTTGTTTTTAGATATAATGGTACAAAGTATTTAGAGGTCGGGAGAAACTTGAATTTGACATTAAGTTAGGAGAAAAATTATGTATGTACTTGTAGAAAACAATGCAGTAACAAAAACATTTAATTATGGAAAAGGATTTGTGTTAAATGATACACAATATCCAGCAGACATATTTACTAAATGGTCTAAAGAAGAATTAGGGGCTATTGGTATATATGAAGTTATTGTTGACAAAACAAATTATAAAGACTCAGAATATTATATTAATACAGATTCAACTACTGCATTTGCAAATAACCAGGTCACAGAATCTTGGGGAACTGCAACTGCTAAAAGATTAGAAGATGAAAACGCAGTAGATGAAGATGGGAATAATGTTTTAAAAGATGGTGTCCAACTTATTAATTATGGTTTAAAAACTGAAAAGAAAAGATTAGTTAAACAACAAGCAAGTGGATTACTTGCTAAAACAGATTGGTATGTAGTTAAGGCAGCAGAGGTTGCTGATTATAATGTGCCTGCAGATATTACAACTTATAGAGCAGCAGTTAGAACTAGGTCAAATGAAATGGAAACTGCGATAGATGGCGCAGCTGATGTTGATGCATTAAAAACTTTATACGAATATACAGAACAAGCAGACGGAAGTTTTACAAGACCTTTAGGGGAGTGGCCAGAGGAGGTAATCTAACGTGTTAATAGTTGGAGGAAACCAATCAACAGGTGGCTACGAAGTAAGTAACTCATTAAGATTTAATGATGGAAGTTCAGATAAACTAACAAGAAGTAATGGAACTCCAGATAGTGAAAGAAAATTCACATTTAGTTTATGGACTAAAAGATCAAATCTTGGTAATTTTCATATCATGCAAGGTTTTTATAATAATAGTAGTAATTACTGTGCAATAAGTTTTTTAAATAATACTGATGAGTTAGATTTTATTAATTACCAAGGTAGCACAACAGCTAGAAAAATAACAAATAGAAAGTTTAGAGACCCTAATGCATGGTTGCACATAGTTGTTGCTGTAGATACAACACAAGGAACAGCAGATAACAGAATTAAAATGTATATTAACGGAGTTCAAGAAACTTCTTTTAGAGTTAACACCGCACCATCTCAAAATGCAGACTTAGGAGTAGATATGAGTACAGCTGCTATAGGTGTCGGAGAAGGTGGTAGCATAGGCTATTATGATGGTTATATGGCAGAGGTTTGTTTTATAGATAATCAAGCACTAGATCCAACATCATTTGGAGAATTTGATGAGGACTCAGCAATCTGGAAACCAATAGATGTGTCTGATTTAACCTTTGGTAATAATGGATATTATTTAGACTTTGAAAACTCTAGTAGTTTAGGTGCAGATGTATCAGGAAATGGAAATAACTTCTCAGTTAGTAACCTTACATCAATAGATCAATCTATTGATACCTGTACAAATAATTTTTGTACTTTAAATGGATTATCAAAAGATTCAGGTATTGAATTAGCAGAAGGTAATTTAAAATATGTTCAAAATGCTGCAGGCGCTAATGGTTGTGTCGGAACTTTTGGTTTAACACAAGGTAAATGGTATTTTGAGGTCAAAGACGAACAAGTCGGTAATGATACTCAAATTGGAGTATATGATGGGACCGATGGTAAGGGTTATCCAACTGCTTATTTAGGAGCAAATTCTTCTTCTTGGGGAGTTATTTCTATTAACGGTAATAGAATACACAACGGTTCTCAATCATCTTATGGTAGTGGTTTTTCATCTAATGATATTATTATGGTAGCTATAGATATGGATAATGGTAAATGGTATGCAGGAAAAAATGGAACTTGGTTTAATTCTGGAAATCCTGCAACAGGTTCAAATCCTGCTCACTCAGGAATAAATGGTGGAACAGGAACTATTTTTCCTGCTATCTCTAATAATAACACAGGTAACCTAAGTTACCTACATAACTTTGGGTCCCCACCATTTTCAATCTCATCAGGAAACAGTGATGCTGATGGTCATGGTAATTTTGAATATTCAGTTCCATCGGGCTACTTTGCCCTTTGTTCTAAAAACTTAGCGGAGTATGGATAATGGCTTATACATCAATAGATAAATCAACAGAACATTTTAATACAAGTCTTTATGCAGGAGACTCACAATCAACACATGCAATTACAGGCGTAGGTCATCAACCTGATTGGGTCTGGCTAAAGTATAGGGGTGGTAATGGTAATTATAATCTATGGGATGTAATAAGAGGAGTAAATAACTATATAATAAGTAATAATGGTAATGCTGGATCTAATGATAGTACTCTATTTGATAGTTTTGATAGCGATGGATTTACTGTTGGTAATGGTGGAATAGTTAATGATAGTGGACGAAATTACGTTGGTTGGTCTTGGAAAGCCGGTGGCTCTGGCTCATCAAACACAGATGGAAATAGAACCTCAACTGTTAGTGTGAATACTACAGCAGGATTTAGTATCGTTAAATACACAGGAAATGAATCTGCAGGTGCAACTGTTGGTCATGGATTAGGTGTAGCACCAGATGTTATAATTGTAAAAAATTATGCAGTGACTAAAGAATGGAATGTTTATCACTCTGCAAATACTTCTACACCTCAAAATGAGTATTTAATTTTTAATGAAGGTAATTCAACAAATAGTAATTCAGGTAGATGGAATAATACTGCACCAACTTCAAGTATTTTTACTTTAGGTAATGGTTCAGAAACTAATGGAAATGGTAATACACATATTGCATATTGTTTCGCAGAAAAAAAAGGATTTAGTAAGTTCGGAAGCTATACAGGAAATGGAAGTTCTGACGGAACCTTTGTTTACACCGGTTTCAAGCCCGCTTGGTGGTTGGTCAAAAGAACTGATAGTAGTAATAACTGGATAATTTTTGACAATAAAAGAAGTACGGTTAATGGATTTAATGTTAACAATGTATTACTGCTACCTAATTTAATTCAAGGTGAAAATACAAATGATGGTGTAGTCGATTTTGTTTCAAATGGTATTAAGATAAGAGATACAAAGGATGAATTTAATAATAGTAGTGGAACTTTTATTTACATGGCTTTTGCTGAAAACCCTTTTGTAACAAGCACTGGTGTACC